CTTCATCACGCCAGCGGTTCGTCCACTGCATGACCTTGCCAAAGTCCTTCATCGCACCACGTCGCAGGTGCGGGATTGATTCAGATACGACGCTGATCTCGGTCTTGGCCTTGGCTGCTATGTGGATCAACACTGCGAGGATCGCGTAGGTCTTGCCCGCGCTCGTTCCGCCTTGGATGACTTTCTTGCGGGCAGTCATCCGCCTGATGCGCTTTATCGCGGTGGTGTACTTAAAGCTCATTTGTTACCGAGGTGGGAGTCGAACCCACATTTACAACTTCTGTTTACGGTCGGGGTGCGCACTCCCTAATTGTCGTTTTACCACTTAAACTACTTCGGTTTTTTCTAATATTATTTTCTCCCCAATTTCCCCCTTCAACTTCTCGACGTAAACAGCCGCATCCATCAACTCCTCCTGCAAGTGTTGCAGCCACTCCATCAGCGTCAGGTCATCGCGCTCCATCGTAGTGCCGTACTTCTCCTTGCCCTTTTCCGCTCTTGTCCTAAGTTGGGCAACAACGGCTTCGGTGATTGCGTCAGTCATTGAAGAGAGGTTGCTCGATTTTGACTTCGTTGTGTGTTTTCTCCGCCAAGCCGTTAAGGCGCTGCGTGATGCTCGTATTGTAGATGCCAGTCATGCCGCCTCTGATTTGGTCAGCGCGGATCGTGGTCTTGATGCGCGTACAGACGTCCACATAGCGGTCGTATCTGCCATCCGGATTGGTGAAGTATTGGTCGATGCTCTTGCCGATTCCCTGCTCGTAGCAGTAGACCTGAAAGCCTTCAAAGGTCAGCGGATTCTCACGCTCACGAAGTACACGGTCTGCCTTGACACCAACGTAGTCTTCAACCCTTACTGGTTGCGCCTTCGCTTTAACGCAGTAGTCAGCAAACGCATCCCACATCAGCTCTGGTGTTTCAAAGTTCAACGGTTTTGCCATTACGCCTCGATGTTTGTGACTATTTCAATTATCTTCTCAATGACCGCCACCTTAGCATGCAGTGCATTCGGTGCGCTGCTCTCCTCCAGCGAATCCAGTATGTTGGATAAATTGGTCAACAAATGACCACGATCCTGCCAGTCGAGTGCGCGTGCATCCTGCTCTGCGCTGATGTCGGGTTGTGCGTGCATGTCATTCTTCGTTTAGTTCGCCCAGTTCTCGTAGCTTGTTCCTGCTCCACCCAAGCGCAGCCTTGCCGCCCCAAAGCAGGTAGCTGATGTATCCGCAGTCGCTGGTGCTGTCTGCGTTGTCGTAGTACGTCTCTGCGCGCGATAGGTAGCTGTGCATCCGCTTGATTGTTTCAAGGCTGATGCCCTCGCCGTTGGCAAGCTGCTGCGCTCTGACCTTGCCAGTCTGCGTTGCGCACTTGTTGCCATTGCGCTCGTTCAGCTCGATGCCTCGCTTGGCGTTGTTCTTGACTCCATCGCCGTAGTCAGCGTAGCTGTCTTGGAATTTAGTCTTGATCTGCGAGCTGCACACTGCTAAGCGCTGCGCTGCCTCCGGGTACTCGCTCTGCATTGTGGCATCGCTCATGCACCTGGCGAGGAAGTCATGGCGGCTTTCAGTATCGTTAGGCTTGGGGATCGGCATTGTTGGATATGGTTATGGGTTGGCTGTGGTGATTAGCATCTATCGCTGCGTACATCCTGGTCAGTCCTTCAATAACGCAGGTGGCGCACCACCAGTTCACCGGTGGGTAGCCAAGTGTCTCGTTGATGCGTGCCAGCCTGTTGACGTCATCCGGTGGGATGCGTAGGGTGTGGCTCGCTTGGTACCGGTCCAGGTAGACACGAAGCGCCTGGGCTTCCAGTAGTTCAGTGGTGGTCAGAGCTTGCATGTGTTTGCGATTGCGACAGCGGCACCGGCTGATGCCAGTCCCACGACAATACAAAGATAAGGCGAAATGGGAATAGCAATGACCAGGCCAATCCAAAATGCGAGACACGTCATGCAGCTCAGCGGCTTGCGCCTGAAGATCGCCATGCGGTAGAATGACGCGGGTAGTGCGTAGACTCTGGTCACCGCTATGGATGCCAGGGCAGACAGGATGATGATGATCAGCAGGTGGTTCATAGGTTTTCGTTTATAGCCTTTTTTAATCGCTCTTTAATCTTCTCAATGGAGTAGCAGATGGACCGATATGGGATTCCTGTCTGTTGGCTGAGCCGCTTCATGTTCCAGGTCTTCATGTGTTCAGCCAGCAGGTGCTTGTCGTATGGGAAGTCTCCGGGCTTAGCCCAGCGTTCTATCTCATCGAGGCAGATCTCCCAGGATCGCTCCACGATTGCCTGGTATGGTTCGTACTCTTGGTCATGTATGTTGACGTCGATGGTGACGCGGTCCTCGAGGTGCCGGAACTTTTGAGCAAATGGTGACTTGGGCCCTCGGTATAGGTTGAGAGCCACTCGCACCGCATAGTAGTGCAGGTAGCCATCGGCGTGCATTCGTTCAATCTTGCCTGCGTCTTTTTCGAGTAGAGCGATGGCCACTTCTTGCTCCAGGTCTTTTGCGTATCGCGGTGGTGCGATGTTCGTCGCAATCTGAGCCAGTGTGCCGGTGCTAACAAGTTTAGCAATGATTTGACGTGCTTCCACATTGGTCGCAAAGATAGAGAGTATTCTTTGGCATTATGTTGTGACCTTGGTACGGCCTGACTTTGTCGAGCCACAGGTACTTGCCCTGATAACGCTGGATGTCTTGGATGACTTGAAGCGCATGTTGCACGGTTGAGTAGTGGCGGCGCATCAGTTCGCCTGCCTCCATCAGCGTCAGCCTCATCTTAAACTTAAGCAGGTACATCAGGCACTGGCGCGATTCGGTGATGTCGCGGTGGCGGTCTTGGCTTTGCATCTGACGCAATCCGATTTTGGTGTGCTTAGTCACCTGCTCCGCGTAGTAGTAAAATTCACGTTGTTGCTTAGTCATTGGTTGGTTTGTTTATAGCTTTAAGAAATTCGTTGAGTGATCGAACTATGTAGTACTTGTATCCTGCAGCTTCGATTGTTTCCTGCCATTGCTTTTGCCTGGGCTGCTGCCTCCCGATGACCGTCTTAAACTCAATAGCGATCAAGCCATTGTCGCTCAGATACATCATATCTGCAACGCCGGCCACAACGCCCATTGACTGATTCATAACGGCTCTGACCTTGTTGTCGCTGTTGTTGTTTACTGCAAATAACCGGCCCCGCTCTTCGGGGTAGTTATTCCAGTGGTAAAGGAAGCACTGTGATTGAAGTCTGAATTCTGACAGTTCTTGCATCGGTTTTGAAAACATTTATAGTATGGTTCTCCAGTCTCTGGGTGTTTTAATTGCGCCTTCATTCTTGCTTCCCACTTCCACTTTCCAGTCTTGCTGATAAGGCGCAGCCATTTCTCGCCCTCGCAATAGCATTCGCAAACGCTGTGCAAAACAAATCCCTTCTTCATTCCCTCTGGGTTCTGCTTGTGCATCCTGGCTAAATCTTCCAATGGAACATCCTTCTTTTTGTTCAAAATATCTGTACGCACTTGTTTTAATATAACATCCGGCATTATCTCTTGCGCTGGACCTTGGAACTTGAATCCACAACTTGGGCATTCTTTGAAGCTGTTATGGCAAAGATACTCGCAATTCGGGCATTTTTTATGAGGAGCAACACCTCCCTTTGCTGGCCGTTTCTCTAAGCTCCACAATCGATCTTCATGCCAGGGACCATGCGTTTCCATGTTGTTACCGAAGTCAAGGATCGTGAAATTCTTCTTAGTTCCAGTCACCCGGCTACCACGACCAACCATCTGCAAATACAGAGCCAAACTTGTGGTCGCTCGATAAAGGATCACGACCTCCGTATCCGGATCATCAAATCCTGTCGTAAGAATGCCTACGTTACACAAAATTGCATCGGGTGTGTTCTTATACCAGCTAAGTATCAATCGTCGCTCCTCGTTGCGCATTTCGCTATCTACGTGCATTACTGGCAGTCCTACTTCCTTCATCTTGCTGCATAGCTCAATCGAGCTTTCAATATTGCTACTGAAGACCAGGGCCTTCTTCCCAGGGCAAACCTTCAGATAATTGCTGATGACTCCGCCGTACACTTTACGGTCGCTGTATGCCTTCCCCATTTGCGCAGCATCGTACTCCCCTTTATACATACTGACGCCAGACAGGTCGACAGGAACGGTGTAGTAATTTGGCTCCGCCAGGTAGCCATCGTCTATCAGCTTCTGGATGCTGACCGATTCAACAATCTGCGTGTAGTACTTGGATAGGGATGTCTGCTTACCGACACGTATAGGGGTGGCGGTAGCTCCGATGACATACTGTTCTTTGTGCAAGTGCGGTAAAATCTTATCGAATGCTGTTTTGTGCGCCTCGTCAAATATTACGAGCTTCATCTGTTTCAGCAGATCACTCCACAACGGCGTGTAAATTCTATTCTTCATCGTTTCGATCATGGCCACGTAGCAGTTCGCATCCTGGTACTTCTTATCTCCAGCCGTAATCTTGACCGGGTTCAGTTCAAACTGCTGCAGAGCGTAGTGCGTTTGGTTCATCAGCTCTTGACGATCCGTCAGGATCATGACCTTGTTGCCCTTGTCTATTGACTGCCGAGCCATATGGCTAAACATAACGGTCTTCCCGCTGCCAGTAGGGCTGCACAGTATCAGCCGCTTGTGCTTTTCATTCCAATGCATCTTTATAGCCTTAACCGCTATGTTTTGGTATGGTCGTAGTTTCATAGGTTAATGTTCGGTGGTAAGAGTGGTAAGAGAGTGGTAAGAGTTTTAATCCAACTGTTACCACCAAAATATTGAGTTTGCAGTTTGCATACGCTGTTTTTTGGCTCGGTGGTAAGAGTGGTAACTACTTTTAGTAAATAAACTATATTTATTATTATACACACATGACGCATGTATGTACGCATCATATAGGTTAACTTGCTAAAAACCGTTTCCACTCTTACCACTGTTACCACTTTTGTGTTTTTAGAAATTGGGTTCAGTCATGTTGACTTCTGCAAAAGTTCGCTTGGAGAGCAGGTAACAGCGTTTTGTGATGTTGCTGCCACGTTGCTTAATACTCTTCCGCTCAAACTTCATTTTCTTAAGGTATTGACCAACCTTGTAGATCGTTATGTTCGATGATCTCAATCCACTGGTGATTAGTATGTACTGGTAAACATCGGATGTCGTGAGCCATTCGGCTCCAGCGACAGTGCCGGGTGGCTCGTAGTACTTTTCAATCAACTCACCTTCCAGGCTGACTTGTAGATTCTGCTCTGTCTTTTCCTTTAGGTATTCGCAGTCCGTGCCTGTGAGCATCCAATCCGTAGGGTTGTCGTGATAATAGTGGTACAGCTCAATAAACAGGGCGGCTTTGTCTATGGCTTCATAGGCATCCCAATTTATATTGGTGATGTTGATAGGTATTATTCGCCTGTTGCCGGTTGGATCGTTAATAACCTCCTCTTCATTTGACGTGCCGCACAGAACCGCATACCTAATTAGATCTTCGTGCGTTTTGCCGTAAGGCTTACGAACACTAAAAGTCTGTCGGCTGGATATCTCCTTGAGTTTCTTAGCCTCCATCTTGCTCTTTCCACCAAATTCGTCATCGCAGAGGATGATCTTCTTACACATCAAGATTTCATCATCCTTGCCTCCATCCAGCTTAGATTCTCCATAATATCCGCGTAGTTCTTCGGGTAACAGGTTACGGAAGAAATTGGTCTTACCGATGCCTTGTGGACCTGTTAGCACTAAGCAGATAATCGAGTACTGACCATGCATAGATGCGACGATGGATGTAAGCCATTTCGGTAGGAATCGCCTGATGTATGTGGAATCATGGACATCACTGCTAATGGTATCGCACATCCTTTCGATGTTGCCGGTAGGTCTTGATCGTTTCTGCTTATTAAACCACTCCTTAAACGGATCGTATTGGGGTGTCCATTCTGAATCGATAATGTCAAAGACCAGCTGCTTCTTAACCTTGCTCCCCTGTTGATCTATGGCTTCCAGGTAAATCGTGTTTAGAACCCGATCGTCGACAGGCTTGCCATCAAACTCGTACTGCCTAGTGACTTTGTTCATGCGAATGTTGTACGTGCTGATCTGCGCCTTAAGAGCGTCCAGCATCTCATCAGCTGAAGGCTTATCTATCTCTTTAGCCGGCATCAAGAACGTCTCGTTTACGCGCTCCCTTGCATCATTTATGCCCTCCTGTTCGAGCTGCTTCAAGGTCGCGCTCTTAGCTTTGTCCTCATCTGCCCATCCTCCCTGCTTACCGACTTTCAACCGGTTTGTTTGTGCGACCATCTGCACCCTAACAGTCTCAGCTGTTTGTATATCGATGTTGGCGTTTTTGCATAGGTACATAAATGTCGCAAAGGTGACCTTGCCTCTGGTGCCTTTCAGTAAAACCGTGTACTTTGAATCGCATGTCCTGAAGTCATATTTTAGCGACTGGCTGCTAACCAGGTGAAATAGATCTCGGCCTTCCTGGCTGTCTCCGTACTTAGTAACGATGGCCATGCCGATCTTAACCCAGTCCTCATATGATTCGCACATATTGACACGCTTCTGCTGAATCTGGTCAGTGATGTACTTGATGTCTTTGTCGCTATGTACGTATATAGTTTTAGGCAAAAACTTAGGTTTCTGTAAATACAGTTTAAATAATGGCGGCATTTTGTCTGCCTTGTATAAATCCGGATCATAGCTGACGTAACGCAGCCGTGTCACGTCCTTGCATGAAGCGTCAATAATTAAGTGGTAGTTGTCGGCTATGTACTTACTCAATCCAAGGAACGCATCCAGGTGTCGCTCCGGATCAATGCGAAACAGCAACGCCAATCCATATCCGCCGGTAGACGTGAAAACGCTATAGCTATACTTATCGTCGATCAGTGCCTGGCGTTTGGTTTGCAGGTCCGGGTTATCCTGCAGGTCAATGTCGATGCAGATGAATCCGCTGTGTTTGGTTAGGTTGTCGACATTCCGTTTGCTAAACTCCCCACTAAGGGTTATGCATTCCAATGTCTCTTTTTTTACCTTGCCAATCCGGACGTTTGTGACCTGGTCCTCATAGGTGCCATTGCGGATGTTCTCCAGGAAGTTATCCAGCTGGACCAAAGACTTTGGCACAGTATCATGATGTGTTTTGAAAAAACTGCAGTTAATCATAAAGTTTAAGATGTAGGTAGAAAAAAATACCCCGACTGGTCGAAGGCAGTCGGGGCAGGCCAAGGTAGCGGCTTTGCTTACGTCATTGATTGGCTTCGACTCCGCTCTCTGACTCTGGTACAAATATACAACATTAAGTCATATTGCGACCTCGCA